TCGGTTGTAAAATTACATCTTCTGTTTGCTATTTCTGTAGGTGTTAAACTTACTTTACTACCGCCACCGAAACCTATTAATCTTTTCTTGTATAACGTTGAATCTAAATAATCTGATTCGGGCGTTAAGTTTGCAACATCTAAACATTTTGTAAATATTTCACGTGCATAAGTTAACGGAACAATATCTATAACTGATCTAGTAGAGTAAGGAGTATATCCATATTCAACCATGCCATAATGATATCCCCAACCCAAAGGACTGCCAGCACTCATGTTTGAAGTTGCTACACCATTTAAAATTACACTTGTAGCAAATGAATTAATTACATTAGTTCTATTTAATACATGGTTATATTCTGACCATCCTAATTCACTTATCTTTTTATCCCCTAACTTCATAAACAAATCAATGAAGTTTGAAAATAAAGTACATTTAAAAGAGTAATCACTATTTGAGATTACAACTTCATTAAGCCTAAGTAATCCATTAAATATAAGTAGACCACCTTTATAATACTTTGCAGTAACTCTAGTTGTAGGATCAAAATCGAATCCTATTGTGGTGGTGTTGTTTACAGTTGACAAAGCTAATTGATAAGCTGAACTGAAAAAATCCATATTAGACGAAGTGCCAGGAAGTACAACCTCTTTAGAATAATTCCTTTTTCTTTTATTTGGCTCTTTAGAATCAGCAATTGAAAAGTTTAAAGGGAACGGTACAAGATCGTTTAAATCAATTTCAGTATTATTAACAACTAATCTATCCATCATAATAAAACAGATTTACGTGTGTTTGGTAAAGTTAATTCTATTATCTCTGTAGTTTCCTCAATAAATACATCATTACTTTCTTCATAAGATGTACTTTCAATATTTACTAATTGTCTGACCGAATCAAACATATAAACTAATGATGAAATATAAGCAGAAGATACTAACCAATTTTGAGTAACTGAATCAATATAGTTTGATACTAATTTAACCTTGTCTTTTGCAGTTTTAAAATAAGCATGAACTCCAGCGTTAGATGAATCTAAAGTATAATTAACGCCTACCCAACCACCGTATTGCTTTTCAAAAGTTTTAGCAGTTATATCAGAACTTGCAATTAAATTGTGTCCGTAATTGTAAACATCAAAAGCACCGTATTTATTTAACCATATTAATTCAGCTCCATTATCACAACCTCTATTATAGTAGAAAGTTTTAATCTCTGATAATGCTGTAGGATTTGAATCAGCCATATAAACATTCACATATTTAACAGTATCTAATACTGGTTGTGTTAGCGTACCAACGAAGTTATCAGAATTTAAATTTAATTGTGTGATTTTATATGTTGAATAAGTGCCACTAGTATAATCAAGTTGAGTTATTAACGTATCATTTTCATCATAGAAATCTAAAAATAAACCTTGATCTACAACCGCATCTGTTATAATACTAACATAATAATCTTGTCCCTCACGAATTAATAAGTTGTTAGGGCTATCTGTAAAAAATCTTTTAGTACTTGAACTTATTTTAAAATCTGTATAATCGTACGAGTCAAAGTCTATAGGATCTAAACAAGCCTTAAAAGGATATATTGTAGCACTTGTAGCATCAGCATGAAACGCTGGAGTAGTTCCGTAAAACTCTCTAACTTTAATGTATGCACTTCTATAGTTACTTGCGTCTGTTACAATGGTAGAACTTCCCACAATTGCTACAGGTGTAATAGGTTTAATTATTTCGCTAATATCAAAATGTGCATAACCTCCACCAATTTCAGGGAAGATTTGATGCGATGAAATTAAAACTGCATTAACATAAACCTCAATAATATAACTAAAATTAGGGTTGCCAATTGCACCACTATAGAAAGTCCAAATAATAGGATTATCAGAGGGCGTATATTTTTGTGGTGAACTTGCTATTGTTACTGCCATGGTGAAATGATATTTAATTTAATTGATTTGCCTAGTAGTTTTTGAATAGGAGCTTTTAAAACGTTAACAAGTTTTTCGTTGATAACATCTTCATAGAATGGTCTAGCTATTTGACCTCGTTCTATCAATCCTAATCCTTCAATATGACTTTTAGATGTCCATGTTGATTCACCGTTTTCGTATCTTATACCTCTATCTCGTTCCCAACTACTTAACGCTTGTGACATTGATAATCCACTACTTGGAGCACTTCCCCAATTCGGAGCACCTCTATTTACAACACTACCATTAACACCATAGTTAATATACTTCCAATAGAAATCCATTTCAATTGAAACACTTACAGATTTACCGTTATAGTTTGTTTTTGTTGGTGTAATTCCTTGAGATAATCTACTACTAGCGTTCACATCTCTATTATCCATTGCTTTACGCAAATCGTCAATCACATCTTGAGTAAGTGATTGAAGTAATTCAGACATTGGGTTGTTAGGTTTATTGTATAGAATTTCTTTAGCTTGCCCAGCCGTCATTCCTAAAAGTATAGACCCTTCGTCTTTTATCATCTTCTTGTTATCGTTTTTGTTGGTGGGTTATCTTTCTTAACTTTGTATGTAAAGAAATTTACCCTACTATTAAACGTAAAGATATTCATTTTTATGACATCATTCCAATCTTTATTTAATTCTTTTGAAAGATAATGTATTACTTCTTGCCATGCCCAAACATTCTTAACGACCTCTTTAGTGTCTTTTCTAACTTTATCTTTTCCATATAATTGTTCATTGAGTTTACGTGTTTCAACAAAAAAAAACCTTGTAGCTCTACAAAATCAATCATTTTAAAATGCTCTTTAAAGTCGTTATACCTTGAAGCAATTGGATATTTTAAATTTTCGTTTGCGTCTAGCTCTCCATAGATAGTGCCTTTTGGAATGTAATTAATACACGCTAATCTAACTGGATCTTTTACGAAGTCTGAACCTTCACAATCAATATGATAACCTACACCGACCTTTCTAATATCTACTAATTCATAATCAATTCCATTAACTGTAAGTTCTTGTTTAGGATTACCATTAACTTTATAATCAGAAAATAAACCCATGCAATGATTAAACATTTTTTCAATATCCTTATAATCAATTGTCATTAATTTAGCAACTGAAACTAAGGTAATGTTTGCAAGGAAAATAACTTTACTATTTAGATTTAATTTTTCAATCTTGAAATGCTCATCACTAAAAGCGTTAAGATGTCTAATTCTTAAATCGTTTATTGTCTTAGGTAGCTTTATTTCAAATTCTTTAGTTTTCATAAGATGAGTTGTTAATGTCTAATGATTTTAATATGTCTTTTGTTTTTGTCATTTCTATTGAATAATGCACTGTTTCATTACACCCCAAACTTAAGTAATATAAAATACAATTAGGTCTTTGCATTATTCCTGTAACAATTCTTTCTTGTTGATCTATATCAGTTTTTAAATAACATAGTTCTCCTATTTCAAATTCAGTATTTCGTCGCATAGTATTGTTTGTTGTTGTGAGTTCTTAATTTGTTCTGTATGAATATTTATTTTGGTACGTTGTTCAACTATCCATCCTTGCGAATGTGCTAACATAAGTATTTTTTTATTCTGTTTCTTTGCCTCTAGTGAAAATATAACATCACTCATTTTTTTATGTTCCGAGTTTATTAATTCAGTAGGATTAAAATAAGAAGTTTTAAAAGCACTAACTCCAGTTCCGCACACATCTAAATACATTTGTTGTTGTACTGTCTTAAAAGCACTAAATGATTCGTGTCCGTGGTAATATTCTAATCCTTTACCTTTCAATTTTCTACCGTGATAAGTAATTATACAATTATGTTTGTCAATTTCTTGTATAGTATTCTGAATGTAGTTAGGTGGGTAGATAATATCATCATCACAACTAAAATAATATGATGGTTTAGTTACATAATTCAAGCCGTAAAACTTACCGTTATCAGTTAAGTCTGGATTTACTTCGTTATCATAGATAATTATCTTGTCAACTTGACCGTCTAATGAATCTATTGTACGCTTTAATAACTCCTCACGACCTTTAAATGTTGCAATTCCTACAATTATAGGCGTTCTTGTGAATTGATCTTTGATAGATTGTATCTTTTTCGCTCGTTCACCTTGATTTATCCCTTTACCTAAACTCTTTTGTTTATCATGTCTACGGTAATTGTATAGAATCTTATCACTGTAACCTAGTTTTAATCCATAATCTAAGCATCTAAGGTTTAGATCGTATTCTTCTGCACACGTTAACGACTCATTAAACAACCCAACCTTATCAAATACATCCTTTCTAAACATCAAAGTCCCTCCATGAATAACATTGTTAAACAACATATCATTTAAAGTAGGTTGTTTGTATCTAGGTATCTGTATTTGTGTGTGTGCTGGAAATACATTGTTTGCAACTCCATGAATAAAATCAAATCCTTGAATTGCTTCAACGCTATCAATAATTGAGTTAGGGGTTAAATAATCATCTTCGCATAAGTATTTAATATATTTGCCTTTAGCTTTTCTTATACCGTTATTTATGTTTGTTGAAACGTTAACATTATCATTCTGTATCAATAATTCAATATTGGAATACGTTTGATTCTTAACACTTTCAATCGCTTGATTAAGATAACCCCTATCAATTGAATAAGGTATTATTACAGTTACTAACGGCTGTAACATAGTAGCCATACTTTAGGTTGCAATTCTTCAAAATGTGTTTGACTCCAATCTTTAAAACGTTCCTGAAAGTCTGATAATTGTAATTTGAATGTATGGTACTGATCTACTTCAATATCAATCCCAGTTAATATAATAACATTCTTTTTCGCTATCTTCTTAATATTCTCAATTGCCTTGTCAAAATCTAAACAGTTATCTAGCACCGCCATACAGCAAACTGTATCTACCGAAATACTTAACACCTCATCATCTTCAATTGCTATCTTTTCAATATCTAATCCAGCAATAGGAAAAGCATCAATACCGATATAATCAACTTCAGGAGGTAAACAACCTTTCAAGTATTGACCACCACACCCAACATCTAAAACAGATGAACCGTAACCACATTTATTTAAATGTGTTTCATAATCTCTAATGTCATTTATTAATGTTCTGTTATCATCGTTATGACCTTGAACAACTCGTCTACTTCTTAATAGTGCCGTTGCTTGTTCCCACTTTTTTCTGTCTGCTCTCATTTTATTAAGTCTAAAATTCTTTGTCCTGTAGATGTGATTGAATGGTTGTTGTAGAAGTCTTTATCTGGACCTAATGATTTTCTATCTACAAATTGTAAAAGATTGTTTAATGTAAAATTAATAGTTTTAGGTTCGTTACATAACCAAAAAGGAGAAACACCATAAACAGATTCATAAACATTTCGATTCAAATCATTTGTAATTACTTCACAACCCAAAGCCGTAGCCTCAAACGCAGTAACTCCAAAACATCCATAAGGTTTACCGTTTAACTCGGGTTTAAATAGTTCAATGTAAATATGACATTCAGCAATTCGTTTTAGATTTTCTTCATGTGGTAGAATCGTTTCATCTATTCTAATTTCAAAGTCATCCTTAAACGGCTCTAACATTTCTCTTATCTCTTTAGTGCCTTTTACGATTGGATTAGATGGATAGTGACCGATTATAAGTTTACCGTCCTTACGTTTCTCTGTTGGTTTTAAATCGGTGTGAGGTGCTAAGTATTCAATATCTTTCGCACCTAATTCCATGAACTCGGTTTGATCTGTAACACATCGGTAAACATATTTATTAAATAGATCGTTCCAATATTCGGGATTTTCACGGTATCTTGTGCCACTATGATAAACTATAATCTTTCCTTTGAATTGATTGTTTAGAACTAATTCAAGTAGGGTAGCATCAGTATGAAATATCTGAATAACATTATAATCATTAACCATATAAGACAAGTTAAGCTTATTGCACAAAGTACTTTCCGAATCATAATTAAAAACGTGTTTATTTAGTGTATAGTCTTTACAATCAATACCAATTGATCTAAGAGCGTTAGCATTGTTGTGTGACATATTAGCATAATCATTGCTAGATATGTTTAGTATTCTAGGTAATATAATATTATTGACCATATTAAAGCGGTTGTTATAAATAAAAAGTACATTGTTTTTTTGTTGCCTATAATTGCTCCAGCTATACCCGAAAGTAATAACGAAAATAACATTAAGACAATTATAAAAATCTTCACCATGATTCAACGTTGGATATACATTGAGTGTTACCAGGATGTGCATTCATCCAGTCACCCTCTGATAAATAAAACTTCTTTGAGTTTTGAGAACATTCATTTCTAATAAATACAGAATAATCAGAAGCATTATCACTTTCGACAATTCCACAGATGCAAGATTTATCTACTTTTTTACAGCTTAATAAAGCTAGTGTAAGTATAATTACGTATTTCATAACATTAAAATTATTTTAGGATTTATCATTGCTTCTATTACTGACGAATAACTAAACTTTGAAATTGCTTTTAAAAGCGTTGTTTGATCTGATCTAATTATTCCGTTTACTTTAATGTTTGGATAAGGTTTAATCAATACGTCTCCAATAAATTCAGCATTAGGAATTTCACGAAGCACCATATTTTTAAACATCTTACTTTTCATCTACGCAAATATAACATTTAATTTAAACCTACAATACTTTATTCGTTATTTAGAATCATTCTAAACATGACTACCAATGTATTTACCGCTATGTTTATCTTTTGTACTAAAATAATATCTGATAGCGTCAATACAATGATTAAATGAATCGATAGGTTTGTTTAGTTTATTACCTTGTTTATCTACATCCCAAGAGTAGTTTCTAAACTCTTTGATTAGATTAGTACTATTTGAAGTAACACTAAATTTAATCTCTTGAATCTTTTGAATACCAAACATTATACTATCTTTTCCCTTTTCAGCTCCTTTGATATTCATTCCCATATTTCGGAGTTCTTGAATACTTTTAGGTTCAGCACTATCTGCAAATGTATAAATAGCATTACTTAAACCTTTTGATTTAAATGTTCTGAATATCTCAGGATTTGTTAATCCAGTTGAATACATAACCTCATCAAAAATATATTCACCATTCCATTGATAAACATCTATCATTGTTGTAGGATCATTAGTATAACCAAAATCCATTCCACGACCTACCAACTTTGCATCCTTTGGAATAGTATCTATTTGTTTCCATTCAGTAAAGATAACTCCTTCTAAATTTCCAATCATTCCAAGTCCGTAAACATTATACCAATTCTCCCAATACTTAGATGTTAATGCTTTATCTTTTGCTTTTAGAATAAAGTTTAAAGCACTTTCGGGACACGCTTCGTTGTCTAAGTAGTTTACTATAAGAAAATCAACATCATTATCATTTTGCAATTCTTCATGAAACCAAAAAGGAGCGACTGGATTCCAATCTAGATAAACACCTAACTTAGTTCTTGATACTAATTCGTTATAAGCATGAAGTGTCATGTTGTTACACTCATTCATATAAAGATAGTCACGCCTTGCACCTCTTAATTTACTATCATTATCAGCTGAAAAAAACTCAATTACTGATCCATTTGCAAAAGTATAAGTTGAATCTGTTGACCTCCAATGCGATTCTCTCCATCTATTAGTTTGATTCATTATCTTTTTAAAGTCCTTCATTGCACCCCTTCTTAAATGTGGGAATGATTCAGCGACTATTGATATTTCGGTTAATGGTTGTTTAGTTGCAATATCAATTAAAATAGGGAGGATTCCAAAAGTTTTACCCGCTGAAGTTCCTCCCTGTATTCCTTTTACAAAGTTATTTAAACCTCGTATCTTTTTTATTACCGTAGTATATCTAAAACTCATTCACTAAACAAAGGTTGTTCTGTATTATGGTTGTCGTTTTGCATCTTATCAGTCCATCCTAGTTTATTCTTAGCGTAAAAAATACCTTTGCCCTCGTTCGCTACAATGTCACCAGCCAACGCATTGAATGTATCATCTATGTTTTTAACTACTTGTTGTTTAAATGTATTGTTCCATCTTAACCAACGATAATAAGTTGATCTTTTTATAGTGTCCTTTTTTGAATAATTAGTAGGAATCCATATCCTTAAAAAATAATCAATTGTAGGAATATGTCTTTCTTTTAGATCTACAATCTTTCCACTTCCAGTTGCTACTTCCTTACTATGTTGACCACATTCAAGGATGTACTCCCATGCGTACTCCTCTAATTGGATTACAAATGGTTTAGACTTAGCCATTGATTAATTCGATTAAAATTGTTCTTGTATAATTGTGGGGGATTGGAATGTTCTTTTCTTTCAATAAACTTTTCATCATTTTGATAGTCATTGCATCAACTGGTTCTGATGGTTTAACTTTTATAACCTCTGTTTTTAATAGTTGTTTAGTCGGGGCGGTTTCATGATATTTAATATAGTTATTGATTACATTCATTTCTGTTGATCCTTGATTCATACATTTACCGCAATTAAGAGATAACACTCTCTTTGTAATACCTTGGTAAACTAATTGAATACATTCTTTTTCTTCAAAAGTCCATTTTATATTATTTGATAAAATCTTTTCTCTGATTTTATTTAATGCGATTGTTGCTCCTGGGTTTAGTTCCATAGTTTATCTAAAATTGATGCTATTACATAAGTAGCAAGTGAGTAAATTATATTTTCCTGTGTGAATATTAAAACTATTACCGAAGTCCAAAAAGAAAAACAAGGGAAACATTCTATAAGTTTAATTTGTTTAAACGGATCTAATTTTAATAATGTTTTAATCCTTAATGATATTGACCATTCACGGAGTAAAAGTATAGATGTGAATAGTGCTATTGTTATTGTGTACATATTAATTTAAATAATAAGTAAATGATAAAACAAATATACTATTTTTATATGATTTACAATAATAATTAAAATAAATAGGTGTTATTATAGTTTGAAATATATCCATTAATCGTTTTCATTATTTTCAAACCATCCTAAACGGCTTAAAACTTGGTTATGTTCATTTCTTATTTGTCTAAAGAACTTATTTTTTTGTACGTTGCCTTTACGCTTTTCTAATCTTGTTCTAATCCAATTTACATTGAATCCATTAATCCAAAGATTGTATTTTATTTCTCTATCCATGTTGTAAACTTTCGTATATTCTTAATTCTTCCCCTTGTAAATCTATTTTCCAAGGTTTAATCCAAATCATTTCGCTTTCATTCTCGTAGTATTGTCTTGGTTCATTACTAAACACATGAAGATATTTATAACTTTGATTATTAACTCGCTTCTTTACTATTCTATCTTCTTTATCTCGAAGCTTATTGTCAATTCTAATACACTTTAAGCATTTATGAGTAAACCATTTATCTTGAAATTGAAAACTTTCTTTTGTAAGCGGTTTAGTCTTTCTGCACTTTACACATACTCTGTAGACTTGTTTCATTTTTTTCTAAATTCATTACCACATTCATAACAAGTAACCCCATTTAATTTAGGCCGCTTACAAGTACAAAATAAATGCTGTCTATACAACTCCTCTTTCCTTTCGTTTACTATCTCTTTTTGCTCCTTAGCGTTGATTTGAAAGACGTAAATAATAAGCACCGCTACTATAACGATGCTTATTAATATTAGTTTAGTAGTCATTTCTTTGTTTTTAAATTTCGTGCATCGTCTTCGTTAGGTTGTGACACTCCTATAACAGATCCACCTCTACCAGTTATAAAATCATACCAGTTTTCAAAGTGCTTTTCATTGTTAAATTTCTTAATCACTTCTTTGTATGATCTAGGTTTCCATGATACCACACAATGAACAACTTTTGTATAATCAATTTCTTGTTCAAATGTTTCAACTGGCTTTTCTTCTTGTGGAACACTATTAAAGTATTCCACTTGTTCCATGTCTTGGTCGTGTAAATGTTCCATAACCTTAAATTTTTGAGTTTATTAATTCACTTACTTCTAATTCTTGTGAAGATGTTAAAACAAAATCTTTTGATCTAACTTCGATAAGTTTCTTTTCAGCTTCTAATTTATCTAAATTAATCAAAGTGTCCATTAACTTACTAAATTGATCTTCATTTAATGATTTCTTTGGTTGTGCAATTGGTTGCGGTTGGCTTGCTTTATGCCCATCATCATCATCCGCCATTAAACATAAAAGGCTAGAAATTTGGTAACGTCTGTAATATGTGACTTGAGAACCTAGAGCTTGGGCAGTTAGATTTGGAGTTAACTCAATAAAACTTTCAATAACTTCAAAGCTTTCGACGTCTATTATTTGCGTGTACACTTTGCCGTCCTTAATCGGTTGTAATAATATCAAACCTTTTTCTAATAGGATAGGTTCAACTGCTTCAATCAATGCGTTTAAATCTGCATACGTATTTTTGAAATGTGGATTCTTAGCGTTTTTCTTTACCGTTCCTATTTCCTTTTTTGCTTCGTGTAATTTTGCGTAAATTTTCATAACTTATAATTTTTGTAATTGTTGATAAACTAATTTATTTAATTGTTGCTCATCAAGTATATAAACTATATTAGTTAGATCATTTAATAAACAAGCTGAATTAACTTCAAATCCATTGTCAATATTATCCTCTTGACATAATGTAACATCACATATTAGAGTGTGTGTGTACCAATTAATTTCTACTTTCATAACTTTAATTTTTTAAGTGTGATTTGTTTCACATGACAAATATAAACATAATAAAACGTATAATAAAATTTATTATAAAATATTTTCATTATTTACGCTTATTTATATTGATTCTAAATAGTGCTAATAACTTTTTTACTTCAAATGTTATTAATGTTTTAGCAAAATCTTTTAACTC